GCATGATGCAATGGTGCTCCATAACACAGGAGCGGGCGGTGACGGTTTGAGTGGTTGTTGCAGCATGACGTCACTCATGCTGGGGCAGGCGGCCTCAAGGGGGGGGTCGCGGGGTTCAAAAGGCAGGGCTGGATACACGTCAAGTTGGGGCTGATAGCCGATGCGCGCGTCCAATGCCTCTGGACCGAACAGTCGGACGGCGACGGGGTGAGCCCAAAAGGATGGTCGCCCGCGCGACCGATCGATCACGTCGGCGATATACGCGTCGAGAACGCGTAGGTCGGGCACGGGGACGCCGAGGTAACCAGCCTGCCGAGCATGGGTCAGATCCGTGGCTGTGTAGTCACCACGCGACGTGATGGAGTCAGGCCGCTTAGCAAACCGGGTGGCCGGGAGCCCGTCGCCCAGGTAAAAACGCGAATAGCACGAGCCAAGGGCGAGCTGAGTGATGAGGCTGACTCCACAGATATTTCCGTGGTCTGCCAGAGGTGCGTCGCCCAAGGCTATCGGGTCGCAGGTGAGGCCGGACTTGGATATGAAGCGGCGAACGTCCGGCACGAGTACCGTGACCTGACGCCCGGCCTTGTCAAGGAACGGGAGAAAATGCCCGCTGCAGTAACTAGGCAGCTCGGGTATGGTCAACTTGGGCACGAAACCGCTAGCGCGGATGGCGCGCTCGAGGTGGGCTGCAAAGGGAATGGCGTGCTCGCGTAGCACGCTCATGAGGTTATCATCCCCCATGCCAATCATCCGCAAGCCAACGTCAACGGGATACGTGCAATAGGCGTAAAGGGTGACCATGATATTGAGAAGCACGTTGGCCGGGGCGGTTTTGGGATCGCCGGACTTCCGGGTGTAGGGACACTGGTAGGCCCAATAGTTGGTCTTCCCCTTCGTATGCCTACCGGCGTCGAGCGTGGCAAGCTCAGCTGTGGTGAGCCCCAATTTGCCGAACATCCACATCTCGGTCTCATGGCAACCCTGGCCCTGAGTCGAGTCGAATTCCGAGAAGTCATTCTCGAGGAACACGCGGTCGCAAGTGTTGAATTCGTCGAACCACGCGCCGATGAGTGCTCCGTCTCCACCGCTTGTGTAGCAGGCGATGGGGTATGGGGTAATGGGTGTGGCACGGGCGGGGTCGACGCGGGCCGTAGACGCCTCGATAAACCGTTGGCTGAGCATCTTGGTGAGGCGGGAACACACTTGGGCTGACCCGAACACAGCCTCGGGATAAGACAGGCCCTGAATGAGGCGGGGCCGCGCCTGATCGACGGG